CGGCGCAATGGAAGGCTCACGGAAAGGCTGGACCGTGCCGAGGCACGCGACCAGGTAAAGGAAAGGATGCGGGATGCGGTGGCAAATACTAGGACTGATCGGGATGGTGTCGTTGAGCGGATGCGCGACGGCGATTTCTGATGCGTGCCCCACGCTCTACAGCTACCCGCAAGAGGTGCAGGACCAAGCAGCCGACGAGCTGGAGGCTCTGCCGGAAGGATCGGCGCTGTCTGTGATGATCGGACACTATGGCGTCGTGCGAAATGAGATCAGAGTGTGCCGGGGGCGTTGATGGGTGAGGACTTAAAATGGGCTATCGGCATCGCCGTGACGTTGACGCTTGGCTGGGGCACGATCCTGATCGGCGCGTTTTGGCGTCTGGTTTCGATGATCCGGCGGGTGGAGGACGAGGTGGACGGTAGCAACAGGGAGCTGCACGCCAGGATCAGCCGTGTGCGCGAGGATGCGGTGCAGAAAACTGATCTCGACGGGCACTTGCTAAGGCTATCAAGCGACATGCGCGAGATGCGCGACGAGCATCGGCAGTCTACCAAGGACACCAACGCTCGGCTTGATGCGCTCCTGTCTGCGATTGCCAGTCGGAACGATCACTGACGCAGCTTCGCTTTGCGTTCTCGATCTTCAATCAACATCTGATCGACACGCGATGCGACCTGGCTAATCATTCCTTCGCCGGGTGATCCCCTCGCGCCCCGGTGCTTTCTCCAGACCTTGAGCATCTGCATCACGGCCTTGCCCTGACGGGCCAGAAGGTTGTTATAGGCCACGCGGCACTCCTTGCCGCAGTAGGTGCGCCCCTCGGCCGTAGTGCCGCCGCACCAGTCACACAGGCCGAGCTGGATCGGCATTGAGGCTTTCGCCTCCATCGGCGCTCGTGACATGACTACCCCTCTCCTCGGTCAATACAGCGGGCGCAAGTGACTTGCGCCCGCCTGGTTATTATTGCGCCGTCCAATCGAGCTGGACTTCCTTCGCCTTCGACGGCTCGGGCGGCTCGTAGACAGCCCGCTGGGGGCCGAGTACGGCGACCTTTGCTTTCGTGCGCACCGCCTTCTGGCTGGCTCGCGCCTTGGCGTTGGCTTCGGCGTCCGGTCCCTGGAACACTTCGATGTTGTTCCGCGTCTCGGTTTGGTGGAACACGATGAACACGGGTTTAGTCATGTCGATTGCGGCGAAGCTGTTACCGCCGTCGTCGTCCTGGTTCTCGGTCTGGGTCTTGTCAGCCATGGGGTTCTCCTTTGTGGCTTGGTGGGTGGTAAATCATGGACGGCCCGCCGATCTGGCGGATCGCATCAGCCCAGCTCGCCACGGTTCTTGTCCGCTTTTTGGGCAGTCTCCCATAGCTCCCGTTTGATGGGTTGGAGAGCCGCGCGCTCCTCCTCGGTGGCGACCTTCTGGAAGAACGTCGTGATCTTCTCGATCCCGTCGTGCGAGATACGCCGAGCCCGGTCCCACAGCTCCTTGTCGGGCGTCGTGATCGTGTCGCCGCGCGCCCAGGCTGCGAGCTTGGCCCCGGCCTCGGCCGTGATGTGACGGCCTGGAAGGAAGCTCATGCGGTGCTGATCCTGAACCTTGTGCGGCAACGTGAGATCAACCACGCCTGGCGAGCTGGGGTTGAGCGTGAAGCTCGCGGTCATTTCATACATGAACCGCTTTTCCTGGATCGGGAACCAGCCCGCGTTCTCCACGATCACGCGCCCTCGATCATCCTTCTTGCTCATGTCGATCTTCTCCTCGGCCCGAAGGCAGAAGATCAGATGCGCGCGCACCTGGAGAAAGGCGTTCATCATCTTCTTGTGGCGCATCTTCGGGTCTTTCCATGCGCCGGGGCCTTTCACGTTGGACGCCTCGGCCATTTCCATGATCCCGCCCTGTCCGTCAAATTCGTGGCTCATGCTGTCAATCACGATGGCCTCGAACCCGGCTTTCTCTGCCGCCTTCACCGCCTCCAGGTATCGCTCGGGCGTAAATGGCGGGGCAAAGTCGGCGTGCTTGAAATTGAATTGATCGGCATAGTGCAGCGCCCGTCCTGCCTCGGTGTCGATCACGGCGAAAGGCTTGTCGCCACAGATACCCGTTGCCAGGTTCATGGCGCTGAACGTCTTGCCGCTACCGGAGGCCCCCGCAAGGGCCACCAGAATGTGCGTGTTGCGGCGCTCGGCCGTTGCGAAGGTGAAGCTCATTCGATCACGTCCTTTTCGTCGCGGCGCGAGCCCTGGACCGCTGCCGGTTGCCAACCTTCGGGTGCCTGCCAGGTGCGCATCATCTCCAGGAGATCGGTGCCTGCTGCTTTTGCAGCTTCCTCGGCGTCTTTCTCCGCGATCAGGTTGCGCTCATGCCATTCGGGGCACTCCAGCTTGATCGTCTTGGAGATCATGCCCGGCCAGCGGTTCTCGCGCAGGCACCGGCCCCAGATCATCAGCGCCCGCTCGCGGCGCATCAGCGCCGTCTCTAGGAACGTGCTGTCGATCTCGGCCGTCAGCAGGAGGTGCGGCTCTGCCGTCTCCTGCACCACGAAATACTGGCGCGGCGCATTGCCGGTCAGCAGCTTCGCGCCCTGGTGATAGTGCGCGGCCGTCATGTCCCAGCCCGAGCTGGCGGCAAACTTGGCCAGTGATACCGGCGCGATATTGGTGCCGGTGGTTTTGTAGTGGATCACCACGTTCTCCTCGGGCGAGTAGAAGTCGGGGCGGCACCGGCACATCACGCCCGCCTCTTGCCACAGGATTGTGGCTTCGCGCAGGAGCTGGGCTTGGTTCTCGGCCGAAAACAGGTTCCCGATCTCGGGGTTATCCCGCACCTGGTCGAGCGCGGCCTTTGCCATGTTCCGCACGCGCGGCATGTTCTTCGCCAGGATCGGCGTCTTGCCCTGGGCATAGGCTTCGTCCTTCGCCTCTTTTGCCGCCTTGGAGCGGAAGTCGGCCGCGTCGATCTCGACAATCGGAGCGCCGGTGCCGGTGAACAGCCGGTGCGCGGCCGAGCCCAGATCGAAGATCGTTTTCTCCTCGCTCTCGGCGTCCTTGTTGAGCCTGGCGGTGTTCTGCCAGACCTTGCGCGGGGCGGTGCCCAGCAGGTCTTTCACAAGCGAGCTGGTCAGGCTTGGGTCCGGCATCGGATCGCCCAGGTAGGTGGCAAAATCCATGTTCTCAATCAGCTTTGGCAGTTGCATCCTTGATCTCCTCTTTGATGCGGCGCTTCGCTTCCATCAGCGCCTCCACGTCTCCAGACAGCAGCATGTCCACCAGTGGACCGCCGCGCCTGGCCTTCCATGCGCCCCGTGCCTTGCGGCAGTCGGGACGGCAAAACTCTTGTCGGGGGTCGGCGGGCTCGAAAGCCCGGCCGCACTCATGCCAGGCGCAGTGCTTCACCCTGCCGCCCTCGTCTGCGCCCGCACGTCGTAGCGCAGCGACAGGATAGGCTTGCCGCTCAGGTGTGGGTGCTGGCTCGCAATGGCGCGCATCGTCATGGCCGTGAGTGCCCCCAGGGGCGTGCTGCCTTCGATCAGGATCGTGGCTGGTGTGGTGCCGCCACCGTCCTGGACAAAAGCGACGAGCTTAACGCTCGGGATGATTGCTCGATCAGTCATAGTCGGTGTCTCCGGTTGGTGTGTGGTCCCCGGCGCGTGCGGCCTGTCATGAATACTTCGCCATCATTTCAGCAACCAGCAGCCGGGTCGCCTTGGCCCGTTCTTGCGCCGTGATTTGACGCATGGACTTATTCTGTTGCTGGCGCTTTTCAATTTTGGCGGCAGCGGTTAGTGCGTCGTCTGCCGCGTCAAGCAGCAGAATCATCCGGTGCATGTCGTATTTCTCAACTTCAATTTTCATGGTCGTTCTCCTGCTGTTCAAATTCGAGATCGTCGGCCAGCTCGCGGATCGTTTCCACCAGCTTTGCGGACAGGATTTTCGGATCGACCTTGTGGCCGAGGATCGTCAACTCCTCGATCTCGATATCCTCCCACTCGATCCAGCGCGGCGATCCTGGCACGCCATAGTCGGTGAGCTGGCCGGTGGCGCTGAACGCCACCTCCACCTCCTCGCCGGTATAGCTCGCTGTTCCGCGTGCCATCAGCTCGCGTCGCTTTTGTCGGTGATCGCGTTCTCGCTCAAGCGCTTCATCATTGCTTCGAGCTGGGCGACGAACGCCGCGCCCTCGCCGGTGTCGAGCCCGGCCTTGCGGCTGGCCTCCAGCGCCTTGGCGGTCAGTTCCAGGGCATCCTGGAGCGCGCGCTCGTCGGCCGTCGGCTGGGCCATCACCCACGCCTCGGCCTTCTCCACGGCCTCCTCGATGGTGTCGCCGGACAGAAACTCATACTGGTCAGCGTAGGATCCGCTGGCGGTGGCGAAGTTGAGCGTCACGCGAGCGGTGCGGTGCCCGCTGCGCGCTTCGATTACGGCCGACGGGGTGATGATCCCGCGATCTGCCATCAGATTGGCCAGCTCGTCACAGGTCGCGGTCATTTTCTTAAACAGGTTGTCCACAGGTCTTTCCTTTCGTGGTTTTATTTACGGTCCCAGATCAGCAGCGTCGTGCCGATCACTTTCGAGGCGCTGCCTTCCATCATGTCGGAGCCGATCAGCTCGTGAATGAAGAAGCTCTCCAGCTCCGAGGGGCTGTTGAATTGCATCCGCACGATGTGTTTTCCGTGCTGGTTCTTGAAGCTGGACGCCTTATAGGGTGGTGGAATAGTCCCGCCCGCCAGTGCGTCGGTTATCTCGTTGCCGTGGCTCATGCGCCTGCCCTTTCCTCTGCGCCTTCCCGAAGGATGCGCTTTACATCGTCGCACGCCTCGCGGTGCGTGGGTTCCCGGCCGAGCTTTCTGGCCAGGGCTTCCCAGATCGTCGGCTTGCGGCTCATGCCTGCACCGCCTTTCCGTCATAGCCAAAGTTCTCAGCACAGGCCGAGGTCATGGTGGAGCTGCGGCCGTCGGTGGCCTCGCGGTCGAACCATTGGGCCACTTCAACGACGTAGAAGTGGATCACGTCGCGCATCGGCTCGCGGCTGGTCCCGGCGATCCGAAACAGGTTCACGCCTTTCAGCTCGAACACGTCGCAGATCGCAAACTCGCCATATTGGGCGATGTAAATGTGCGCCCCGGTTTTGATACATTGCATCTCGATCTCCTAAGAAATTGCCGCTTCGGCTTGGTCATAGAACGGGTCGCCAGGCATGAGCCGGATCACGTCGTTCTCGAAGTAATCAGTCCGGCCGTCGCTGTTGTTCTCGACCTCGAAAGCCGCGCGCACCCAGGCGGGAAATCCGCGGGAGGTTTTGGCGCGGAGCTTTATCAGCTCCTCGGGCACGCTTGCGATCCAAGGGCCATCGGTGATCTGGACGCCGCACCGATTGCGGCCCTCGATCAACATTCCGTTTGCGATTTTCATGCTGTCCTCCTGTCTTTCTGGCGCATGGGATGGGGGCGGGCTTGCCGCCCCTCACCGATGTGTCAGACCTCAACACCTTGAGACCGCAGGAACCTGGTGGCCGCATAGCGCGCGCCATTGTTGAGCTGCCGTTGCCATGCTTCCTGACTTGGTGCCCACCGAAACCCGTTGCCTTTCAGATCGGCCCGAACCTCGGCGCTGGGCTTGCCGTCGAAAACGATCTGGAGCCGGTTCTCCTCGAAGTTCTCGACCACCTCGCAAACGCCCTGGTAGGCGGTGCGCTTCTCCTCACCACCGGCCGCGATCCGTGCAGCCTCGGCGGCGCGAAGCTGGGCTATCCGCTTCTCCATCCGCTTGATGTTCGCGCTGTTGTTGGAAAGCTGGTATGGCGCGCAGGGAGGTTCAACCCAGGTGCCGTCAGCTTGGCGACCTGCCTTGTTGCCTTCCTTGCGCCACTTGACGTTTGCGGCTTTCATGGCGTCTTGGTATTCTTGCGCCGCGTCGATCTCGGCCTGGAGCTTCTGGATCGCCTCGGGATCGTCGGAGCTGATCCCGCCGGTGCCGACGCCTGCCGCCTTGCCGCGCAATTCCTTGGCCCGCTTGTCGGCCTCGACGCTGGCCCGCATGGCGTTATCGGCGCGCCGGATCGCTGCCCGGTGCCGACCCTCGGAGTGGTGGCCGACCAAGATCGGCTGGCCGAAAGGGATACCGGAAACCTCCTCGCGCATGTCGGCCCGCTTGTAAGCCGCGTTGCTCTGGGCCTCTGCCCGGTCGGCCGCTGCAAACAACCGCTCGCGCCGGGCTTCCTGTTTCTGTTCGTAAGGGTTCATGCGTTTCTCCTCTATCAGCATCTCCAGATCAGTTTGCCGCCCGCCGGGCTGGCTGTCGCTGCCTTGGTCGAACAGGTCAAATTGCATCTGGGAACCTCCGTTTTCGCTCGGGCTCGACGCCCTGCAACAATGGTTAAATCAGACCGCGCTTGCCTTTGCAATAGATATTTTGCAATTATAAGCGGTATATTTAGCAAGGAGTGAACAAGTGACTGACAATACAGACGAAAAAATCCTGGTTAGGGCGCAAGAGATCAAGGCAGAGCGGGGCATCAGCCTGACGGACGCCATGATCCGCGCCGAGGATGAGCTGGCACCCAAGCCGAGCGTGCCCTCTGACTTCACGGTGACGATCCCGGTCAAGCCCAGGGTCGCGCGGTGGATCGTGGAGGAGTTCGCGCCAACCAAGACGCACACCACCGAGGAGCGCCTGGCGGCATATCTCACGATCATATTGAGCCGGTCCCGCGTCACGGCGATGCGCTTTGCAGAGGAAGCGCCGGACATTGGCGAAGGCGGCGCGGTCACGCTGCGCCGGGAACAGTTCCAGCAGAAGGCACCGAAGGCATGAAGCTCGATCTTATCAAGGACCGCATCAGGGGGGGGGAGCCCCTCTATGTCAGCGCCCCGACGCATGGCGGCAGCATGTGCCGCTACAGCTTACACGACGGCACAGAGGTATCGCCCGAGAAATTCCAGAAGCTGCGCGGCGAGCTGGTCGAGCTGGACCCGCCGCTCCTGCCCGGCTGTCACCCGCTTTCCTACAAGTGGAAGGATAAAGCATGAGCCTGCACATTCACAACGCGGGGCCTGTCATGGCTGCTGATCTCAACGTGCTGGGAGCTGCGGTCAAGATCATCTTGGCCGGTGGCTCCGGGCTATCCGAAACAGAGATGAAGCGTGCCAGCGGGGCCAGCTATCACCTGTGGAAATCAAAGGGCGATGCTATTGTTGATCTGGTCAGGGCTCTTGAGCCAAAGGAGGCTTGAATGTCTCGCAGATATGGACCGATTGGCACATCAGTGTGGGATAGCGACAAATTCCTGTCCTTGGAGAACGACACAAGCCGTCTCGGCTACCTTTATTTGATCGCCTGCCCGCACGGGAACAGCGTCGGCGTGTTCCGCTTGCCTGTCAGCTACTTCGCTGCGGATCGCCGGACGGAAAAGGAAACGGCCGAGGACATGCTGGACGACATGGAGCGCGTCAACCTGATCGAGCGCGGAAAGGACGATCAGATCAGGATCACTAAGTGGTTCTGGAATGACACAGGGGCGAACAACCCTTCCACGGCCTCTGCGTTCTGCAAAGTGTTCAACGATACTCGCCTGGTCAAGCGCGGCGATCTGCGCCTGCACGCCTTGGTCGAGATGGTCATAGCAACATTGACCAAGGCCGAGGGATGGAACCCTGACAGCGCGCCGTTTTCCAAGATGATTAAAGACCTGCAAAACCTGATCGCGTCGGAAACAAAGCGCGATGTTCCGGCCATGCGCCGCGCCCTATCCATGCACCAAATGCCCGAGCCGAACACAATTCTGCACACCGTGTTAGACACGGTGTCATACACGGTGGGAGGACACGGTGTGGCACACCTGTGGGACATAGAACACGTGAAACTGATACAGGAAACTGAAACTGATACTGATATGGAGACTGACACGGACAACGGAGACGGAGACGTAGGCCGAACCGAAAATATCAGGCGAAACGCCTCAAGCGCCCCTCCCTCCCCGCCCGCTGATAGCGGTCGGTCGGGGCGCAAGGTGAGCGAAGAAACCCAGCGCATAATCGCAGAGCTGGGCGCAAAAAGCAGAGGGACAAAATGATGGCAATGCGCGGACACCTCGCCTTCACTGACCCCGAAGATTTGGAAGATCGGATTGAGGACTATTTCCAAAGCAGAACGCGCAAGCGCAAAATCTATCCCCGCGATGGCGAGCCATACGAGGAAGATTACCAAGTTCCCCCAACCATGGCAGGGCTGGCACTCGCACTGGACACCACCAGGCAAACCCTCTTGGCATATGGCAGGGGAGACGAGCCACGTGATCCGGCATTTGTCCCGATCATCGCACGCGCCAAGATGCGGATCGCAGAATTTGCAGAGGAAGCGCTGTATGTCAGGGAGGCATCGAACGGGGCAAAGTTCGCCCTGGAGGTGAACCACGGCTACGGCAGAGAGGATCGGGAAGGCGGCACTGGCGACGGCTTCCACGTTGCGGTGATCCCGCCAGCAGCAGGGGAGGCTTTGAAAGCGATCCCTAAATGGCAACCGGAAGGAGACGACGATGAATGACTTTCAAATCCACCACCGCGCGAATGGTGACTTCGACGTGGAGCATTTGCAGCGACAGCCGCGCGAGGAGCGGCCGCAGGATGCCGAGAAGGGTGTTTCGGGCATGGTGGGTGCCGAAAAGGCACAAGGGCACTCACGGGCCAGCACAGAGAGCGCAAGTGACTTGCCTTGCGATATCGAAGATGATGGCTTCATCACGGTTTGGCCGGAGCGCAGGCCATGAATGAGCTGCGCATCGAGAAGATTGCATCGGGCAGCGAGGAAGCGGTGATCGCCCAGGCACTCGACCGCGTGGAGCCCGGCGACCTGGTGGTGTATCATCGGGGCTCGGCTGGTTCCGCGTCGAGGTCGGTCAAAGAAGCTGCCATGAGATTGCACGAACGCGGGCTCTGCCTCCTGACGCAGCGGATCACTGCGGATCGAAGCAACGAAGGCGAGCGGATCGTGGACTATCTGGCGATCAAGAGGAGGGGGCGGTGACTGGATATCGGATCATCGGGCGGGCTGTCTTGGTGGCGTCATGCGCTGCCGGGGCCTGGTTGCTCGGGGCCACCGCTTTGGAGCTGTTCGGATGGTAAACCAAACCTGGACCTACGAGACGAGCCCAGTCGCGTGGGCCTACAAGCAGGATCGCAGCTTTGCGAGCTTCATCATCGGGCCGGTCGGCTCCGGCAAGTCGGTGCCCAGCCTTCAACGCATCCTTGATCTAGGCCAAGAGCAAGCGCCCAGCGAGGACGGCAAGCGCCGCTCCAGGTTCGCGGTGATCCGAAACACCATGCCCGAGCTGCGATCAACGACGGCCGTGACCTATCAACAGATTTATCCATCGGATGCGTTCGGGGATATCATTTGGAGATCACCGGCAACGCACATGATCCAGCCGCGCAACTCCGGCCTGGAGATCGAGGTCAACCTTATCGCGCTCGACAAGCCAAAGGACGTGAAGAAGCTCCTCTCCTTGGAGCTGACCGGGGCCTTCATCAACGAGATGCGCGAGGTGCCCAGATCAGTTATCACCCGGCTGACCGAGCGCGTGGGCCGGTTCGGGGTGAACGAGCGGCCAACCACATGGAGCGGCATATGGGGCGACACCAACCCGCCGGACGCAGATCATTGGCTCTATGGCTGGCACCACCGCGAGACGCCAGAAGGTTATCACTTCCACCAGCAACCGCCCGGCGTCCTGGAGGTGCGGCCGCGTGGCAACGGTGCCGAGATCATCGACGAGAATTTCCCAGACTACCAAGGCGTGCGCCTCACATCGGCCGAGGTGCTGATCTACTATCGAGGCAAGACGCGCCGGGTCGAGTGTCCGATTGAGGTGATCCGTGCTGCGGATCGGTTCTGGATCGTGAACCATTGGCAGGAGAACCTGGTGGCACTGTCCCGCGTCGATGCTGGATCAAACCCGCTTGGAGTGCGGAGCTACTACGGCCGCGCGCTGGCAGGTAAGACGCTGGAGGAAATCCAAAGCTATCTCCAGGGCGTCTACACGTTCGTGACGGACGGGCGGCGCGTGGTCCCGCAATACAACGGCCAGGTGCATGGCGTCGATCACCTGCCGATCCTGCCTGACGAGAGGGTGTTCATCGGGGCAGACATTGGCGGCGGCACGCTCCAGCCATCGGCGCTCCTGTTCCAGAAGCATCCTCGGGGGCCATTGCTCGCGCACCGCGAGGTGGTGTGCTTCGACATGGGGATCAAGAGATTTGGCGAGCTGGTCGGTGAGGCGCTGGTCAAGCACTTCCCGGATCATGTGGCCAGAGGGCTGACTGGCACAGGGTGGGGCGATCCAGCAGGCGGAAAGCGTGACGAGATATTCGAGACAGCCAGCTTCGACTGGCTGCGAACGCAACATGGGATCAACCTGCAACCCGCTCCGACGCAAGACCCGAAGATGCGGATCGCGGCGCTGGCCGGGCCATGCGAGCGGATGATCGACGGCAAGCCTGGGCTGTTGCTGAACAAGCGACACTGCCCGATGTTGCACAAGGGGCTGATGGGGGCGTGGCACTTCAAGCGTCTGGCGGTCACGGGCGAGGATCGCTATGCCGACAAGCCCTCGAAGAACGACGAAAGCCACATTTGCGACGGGGCTGGCTATGGCTTCCTCGGCGTGGGTGAGTTCGACCGGCTCGGCGGGCGCAGGACTGACGGAAAAGGCGGGGGATCGTTCCAGGCTGACGGCGACTTTGATGTGTTCGCTTGACGGTGCAGCGGGGCGAGGTGTATGCAATTCCGAACGAAATAAGGGAATTGTAACAATGGCGAAGGGCGACGTGCAGCGAGACGACGTGACGCCGCCTTGGAAGCGATTTACAAAAGCCGAGGAAGATCAACGGCTTGAGGTTTTAGATGGCCGGATCGAGCGAAGAAAAGCGATCCTCGGATGGGATCAGAACGAGCGAACCAGGATCATGCACCGGGCAATTCGCCGGATGCGCAGAGCGGAGGGGAAAGAATGAGCGAGGCGATCTGGAGGGCCATTGCCATGCTGCCGGGCCTGCCCGAGCTGGGGGCGTATCCCACGCCGCTGGAGTGTGCCGAGGCGACGGATTACTTCGCCGGGCTCCTCGGGGTGGCGGTGCAATGCTTCGCGGCGGTGTCGGCATGACGCTCCGCACGTTCATCTGCGGCGGGTGCAGCAAGGTCTACCCAGAAACCTGCCCGACGTGTCCAGATCGCGGCCACGGGCGGGGCGTGACCGTGGATCAGATCATGCAGGCGCTGCGAGACAGCCCGACCGTGGCCGACGTGAACCACACCGCCCGGCACTACGGGCAGCAAGTGGCGCTTCTTGACCAGGCGGGCGGTGATGCTCGCACAATGGCGATCCAGATCAGGAACCTGGCGAAGTATCGCCGTTGGGAGTTGGGGTATAGAGCATGACGCCAGACCAGGGAAGGCGCGAACGGGTGATCGGCAAGATCATGGCGCGCGTTGAGATGAACGAGCAAACCGGATGCTGGGAATGGCAAGGGCCAACCTCGGGCAATGGGCGCGGTGGCGGATATGGCCGCATGTGCCTGGATGGCCAGACCGTCGCGGTGCATCTGGTGTCCTACGTCCACTTTCACGGCTTCATCCATGGCAAGAAGCAGGTGGATCATCTCTGCGACAATCGCTTGTGCTGCAACCCGAACCACCTGGAGCTGGTAACGCACCTGGAGAACCAGAAACGCCGCACGCATCGGCGCTTGCGCCTGGCGGTGTCCAATGGCTGACCGAATGACAGCCGCCCAGCTCCAGGCGTTCTACAAGGCCGACGGCGACCACAGCGCGCCGCGCCAGGACCGCGAGGGGCCGATCCACAAGGCGATCCTCCAGCTCCTAGATCTCGCGCTACCGGCCGACGCGATCTATCACCACAGCCCGAACGAGCTGGACATGGCCGGACCCGAGGCGGCTCGCCAGATCGCCAAGGCGCGCAAGCTGGGCACCAAGGCAGGCTGGCCGGATATCGAGATCATCTGGCAGGGCCGCGCGTTCTTCCTGGAGATCAAGGCCAAGAGCCGACAGAGCGATGCGCAAAAGGATATCCAGCGTGATCTGGCGCGGGCCGGTGCGCCTTATGCCGTGGTGCGATCCGTGACCGACGCCGAGGACATTTTGAAACAATGGGGGCTTACATGACCGAACCCGATCTTGACCTGTCCATCCCGTCGCTAATGCGCGCCTGCAAAGGCAACGTGGCGATGTTGCCCAGCTTCATGGTGCATGACGACGACGTGTGGCCGCGTTCTGGCGTGGTCAGGACCGACAGCAAGGGCCGCATCCACATGCGCCGCTCGACCTTCATCCGAACAGTGTCCGGCAAGCTGCCGATCCTCGCTGGTATCTGGCACCGCATCGACGTTCAGGAGTTCCACCTCGATCTCAAGCCGCACCACCTCCAGGGATCGAGCGATCAAGAGGGGGGCAACCGACGAGCGGCGGC